GCAGTGGTTCAGGCTGGCGACTGCCGACCCGGAACTGAACTCGTACCAGCCCGTCAAGTTGTGGCTCGACGACGTGACGCGCCGCATGCAGCTCGTCTTCCAGAAGTCGAACACCTACCGCGCACTGCACACCATGTACGAGGAACTTGGTGCGTTCGGCACGGCCACGAGCATCGTGCTGCCCGACTTCAAGAACGTCATCCACCACTACCCCGTCACGACCGGCGAGTACTGCATCGCCACCGACGCGCAGGGCCGCGTTGACACGCTGTACCGAGAGTTTGAGATGACGGTCGCCGCGATGGTCAAGGAGTTTGGCTACAAGAACTGCTCCACGACCGTTCGCAACATGTGGGATCGCGGCACGCTCGACCAGTGGATTCCTGTCATCCACGCCATCGAACCGCGATCAGACCGCGACCACAAGAAGCGCGACAACAAGAACATGCCGTGGGGCTCGTGGTACTTCGAGGTCGGCGGCGAAGACGGCGTGTTCCTGCGCGAGAGCGGGTTTGAGCAATTCCCCGCGCTCGTCCCGCGCTGGGCCACTGCCGGCGGCGACATCTACGGCAACAGCCCGGGCATGGAGGCGCTTGGCGACATCAAGCAGCTCCAGCACGAGCAGTTGCGCAAGGCGCAGGCCATCGACTACCAGACCAAGCCGCCGCTTCAGGTGCCCGTGTCGATGAAGAACCGCGACGTCGAGACGCTGCCAGGTGGCATCTCGTTCGTTGACGGCGCGTCAGCCGGCATCAAGACGGCGTTCGAGGTCAACCTGAATCTCCAATACCTGCTCAACGACATTCAGGATTGCCGCGAGCGCGTGCGTGGTGCGTTCTACGCCGACATGTTCCTGATGCTGGCGGGCCAGCCGAACACCCGCATGACGGCCACCGAGGTCGCCGAGCGCCACGAGGAGAAGCTGCTGATGCTCGGGCCCGTGCTTGAGCGCCTGCACAACGAATTGCTCGACCCGCTCGTTGACATCACGTTCACGCGCATGCTGCAGGCTGGTATCGTTCCGCCGGCGCCCGAAGAACTGCAGGGCATGGACCTGAACGTCGAGTTCGTCAGCATGCTTGCGCAGGCACAGCGCGCCATCGGCACGAACAGCGTTGACAGGTTCGTCGGCAACCTCGGCGCCATCGCGCAGATGAAGCCCGACGTGCTCGACAAGTTCGACAGCGACCAGTGGGCGGACATTTATGCCGACATGCTTGGGGTCGATCCTTCGCTCATCATTGCGGACAAGGAAGTGGCGATGGTGCGCAATGCGCGCAACCAGGCAATGGCGGCTAAGGAGCAAGTGGCTGCGGTCGAGCAGGCTAGCAAGGCGACTCGCAACCTGGCTGCGTCGCCTACCGATCAGCAAACCGCGCTGACCGACGTGATGAACATGTTCTCCGGCTACGGAAGCCCTAGCGCACTGGAGGTCTGATGCCCGTATTCCAGAAGTTTCCCGGAAGCCCGTGGCTGTACGACCAAGCGACTGGCGACATCGTCGGTGTCAAAGACCCGGACGGCAGCGAGCAGCTGTTTGCCCGCATCCCGCTCGTCGGTTCGTTCCACAGCGAAGTGCTGCAAACGGCGTCCATCAACACCGCCACGGCGATGCAGTTTGCAACGACCGACATTTCGCACGGCGTTACGGTTGTTGACAACACCAAGGCGCTTGTGACGCGCACGGGGATCTACAACGTGCAGTTCAGCGCCCAGTTGCGCAACGGCGACAGCCAAGAGGCCAATGTTGACATTTGGTTCCGTGTCGATGGGGTTGATGTTGCGGACAGCAACACCCGTATCACCGTGCCGAAGACTCATGCCGGCGGCGACGGTTTCGTTGTGGCAGCGTGGAATGTGTTCCTGTCAATGACGGAGAACCAGTACGCGCAGATCATGTGGTCAACGCCCGACACGGACGTGTCGATCTACTTCGCTAACGGATTGACATCGCCAACGAGGCCGAACATCCCGTCCGTCATCGTGACTGTCAACGAGGTCGATGGCAGCTACATCCCATGACGAACTACGATCCGCTTGACCTGCGCGGCCAAGAGAAGGCCAAGGCCGACCGCGAACTGCGCGAACGCCTGGCGCGTGAGAACGAGGAAACCGACATCAAGTGGCTGATGTCATCAAAGCGAGGCCGCCGCATCGTGTGGCGGCTCATGGACCGAGCCGGCGTGTTCCGTAGTTCGTTCAACACAAACTCCATGTCAATGGCGTTTGCGGAAGGGAATAGGAATTACGGACTGCAGATTCTCGGTATTATTCACACTCAATGCCCGGAGTTGTATCCGGTGATGATGAAGGAACTAACGCATGAACGAACCAACGATGACGGCGAGCGCAACGACCCCTGACAGCTCGTCAGCATCCGCGACTCCCGCAGCCCCCGTCAACGTGGCGGAGGTTCTCTACGGGAATGGGCAGAAGGCTCCTGAAGCTCAGACTGCACCTGTCGGCGAGGCCGCCAAGGGCAGCGAGGCGCCTGCCACCGAACAGGCACCACAGGCCGAAGCCAAGGCAACCGCCGAGGCCAAGCCCGTCGTGCCTGAGAAGTACGAGTTCAAGGCTCCTGAAGGACGTGAGTTCGACAGCGAGACCATCACGGCGTACTCGGAAGTGGCGAGGGAACTCGGACTGAGCCAAGAAGCCGCGCAGAAGCTACTCGACCGCATGGGTCCACAGATGGCCCAGCGGCAGGAAGCCCAGATCCAGGCTGTTCGCAACGAGTGGACGAAGGCGGCCACGAGCGACAAGGAGTTCGGCGGTCAAGCACTCGCCGAAAACCTGTCCGTTGCGAAGAAGGCGCTGGATGCGTTCGGTACCCCCGAACTCCGCGACCTGCTCAACACGTCGGGCCTGGGCAACCACCCGGAAGTGATCCGGTTGTTCTTCCGCGCAGGCAAGGCAATTAGTGAAGACCGTTTCGTCGGCGGCAGCGCGACCACCGCCAAGGCACGTGGTCCGATGACGTTCGATGACGCGGCGAATGCTCTCTACTCGTAACCCCTTACACAAGGAATCTGACACATGGCAACTCTCTCTACGTCGAATCTGACGCTCGCCGACTGGGCGAAGCGCACCGACCCGGATGGCCGCGTCCCGGTCATCGCGGAACTCCTCTCGCAGTCGAACGAAATCCTTGAGGACTGCGTCTTCAAGGAGGGCAACCTGCCCACTGGCGACCGCGTCGTGATCCGCACTGGTCTGCCCACCGTCTACTGGCGTGCGCTGAACCAGGGCATCCCCAACAGCAAGAGCACCACGGCTCAGGTTGACGAAGCCTGCGGCATGCTGGAGGCTCGCAGCGAAGTGGACAAGGATCTGGCGATGCTGAACGGCAACACCGCTCAGTTCCGTCTGTCCGAGGACGTGGCCTTCCTTGAGGCTATGAACCAGACCATGGCGACCACCATGTTCTACGGCAACCCCGCCACCGATCCGAAGCAGTTCCTCGGCCTCGCGCCGCGCTACTCGGACATCGGCGCCGGCTCGCCGAACAACTCGCAGAACATCCTGAACGCTGGCGGTTCGGATGCCACCGCGAACACCTCGGTGTACCTCGTGGTGTGGGGGGACAACACCGTCTACTGCCCGTTCCCCAAGGGCAGCAGCGCGGGCCTCATGCACGAAGACCTCGGCGAACAGACCGTCTACAACAGCGATGGCAGCCGTCTCCAGGCGTATGCCACCCGCTACCAGTGGAAGAACGGTCTGGTGGTCAAGGACTGGCGCTACGTCGTGCGCATCTGCAACATCAACACGACTGACCTGATGGCGCAGACCACCACGCAGGCCGCATCGGCTGCTACCGCTCTCATCAAGCTGATGAGCCGCGCCCTGTACCGCCTGCCCAACATGTCGATGGGTCGTGCGGCGTTCTACATGAACCGCACGGTTCACTCGGGTCTTGCCATTGCTGCGCTCGATAAGAGCCAGTACGTGCTCAAGGTCAACGAGGGCTTGTCGCAGTTCGGTACTCCGGCTGCCTACCTGTCATTCCAGGGCGTCCCGCTGCGTCGCGTCGATGCCATCGTCAACACCGAAGCCGTCGTGTCCTGATAGGAACGACAGAAAGGAAACAACAACATGATTACCGACGTTCTTCTGACCGTCTCTGGGGCTAACAACCCCGGCACCGCCATTAGCGGACAGGCCATCACCGCTACCGCCGTGAGCACCAACACCATTGATCTCGGCACCGCCCGCGACATTGGTGAAGGAGAAAACCTGTACATGGTCTTCACCGTGATCGAGGCGTTCAACACGCTGACCTCGCTGACCATGAACGTGATTACCGATGACAACGCTGCTCTGTCGAGCGGTACGGTCATCGGCAGCACGGGCGCTGTTGTGCTTGCGAATCTGACCGCAGGCAAGCAGTATGTTGTTCGCCTGCCAGCTCAGATCGCTAGCCTCGGCGAGCGTTACCTCGGAGCCTCGTACACCGTTGGTGGAACGAACCCGACGCAGGGTTCGATTCTTGCGCAGATCGTCCTCGACATCCAGGACGGCAAGAAGTTCTACGCCAGCGGCTTCAGCGTCATCTGATTGAGGAACGCACATGGCACGAGTTCGCGCAAAGGTCGTTTGCTTCGTTGACAACGGACTCCGTCAGGAGAACGATGTCTTTGAGTACAACGGTCCTCACAACGGCAACCTTGAGTACATCGACAAGCCGGCTGTGCAGGAAGATCCCGAACCCGCAGTTACCCCGGTGGTCCGCCGCCGTGGTCGCCCGGCTCGGGAACTCCAGAGCGACGATTGATGTCAGCTAGATGAAACAGAGGGGCGTCGGACTCACAACCCGGCGCCCCTCTATGACTAGGAGGCCACCTTGGCAAGCGTCGTAGAGATCTGCAATCTGGCCCTCGCGCACCTCGGCGATGACGCAAGCATCGCCAGCATCGACCCGCCTGAAGGGTCTGCACAGGCGGAACACTGCGCACGGTTCTACCCCATTGCGCGTGACAGCCTGCTCCAGATGCACAACTGGAACTTCGCTAGCCGGCGCGCACTGCTTGCGTCGGTGACGATGCCGTACAGCATGTGGAAGTACGCGTACGCGGTGCCTGGCGACATGATGGTCGCCGTCAGCGTGCTGCCGCACGACGCCGAAAACGACTACTCGGCCAAGTTCACGCCGAGTGACAACCCCGACTTCCTGCACAACTACGCGCCGCTTGTCGCAGCCGGGCGCTATGTGCCGCAGCCGTACAGCATCGAGACGGACACGAACGGCAACAAGGTGCTGTACACCGATCAAGAGAACGCGCTGCTGCGGTATCAGGCGCTTATCAGCGATCCGACCAAGTTTGACCCGCTCTTTGTGATGGCGTTGTCGCACCACTTGGCGGCGATGTTGGCAGGCCCGGTCATCAAGGGCGATCAGGGCGCTGCCGAGGGCAAGCGCCAGACGCAGTTGATGGTGGGCTATCTGCAGCAGGCACGCATGAGCGACGGCAATCAACGCAACATCAAGCCCGAGCACATCACAAGCTGGATTGCAGGACGCTAAACCATGCCGAGCACCCGGATCTACAGCAGGTCGTTTGCAGGCGGCGAGCTGTCGCCGGAGATGTTCGGTCGCATCGACGATGTCAAGTTCCAGACTGGCGCTGCGAAGTTGCGAAACTTCATTGCCACCCCGCAAGGGCCGGCGGAGAACCGACCAGGCACGGCATTCGTGGCCGAGGTCAAGGACAGCACGAAGCGCACGCGGCTGATCCCGTTCACCTACAGCACCACGCAGACGATGGTGCTTGAGGTCGGCAACCAGTACATCCGGTTCCACACGCAGGGCGCGACGCTGCAGGCTGGCAGCCCGGCGGCCTACAACGGGGCGACCGCTTATGTCATCGGCGACCTCGTGTCGA